CCCGTCATACCGCTCCGGATGCACGTAAAACACATCCACCAGCAGCATGAAAACCATTGACATGAGGATTGCGCTAATCCAGAAAGCCGGTGTTTTCCAGAAGGCCAAAGCATCCGGACGCAGATAAGCCTCGTTCGCCTTCCTTGCGCCTGCAATACCGCCGCCGCCAGATTCGACCAGTTCATACCAATGCGACTGAATGGCCGAATTGAATTGTTCGGCTGACTCAGGATCTGCTTGAATCTTGGTTGCCGCGCCTTCAATCGTCGGCTCGCCAGTGACTTGTTTAGCGAGTTCGGCGACCGCTTCAGCAGCTTTAGCGTTCTTCTCCGACTGCTCGCCCGTACCGAACAAGCGAATCAGTGCCGGCGCAGCCTCGATTAAGAGCGGAAGAGCCGCAGCAACGAATGGAACCATGATTTCTTCTCCGGTTGAGGTTGCGGGAAAGGGACAGGGGCCGTGGCTTCCTCCTTTGCCGTGTTTGCATAGAGGAACGAGAAGCAGGTTTCGAGTGACTTGACCGGCTGGCCGTAGGGCGAACCAGGAAGCGATGCCCACTCACGGTTACAACGCTCTAGCGCGGTTTTCCAGTCGCCTTCAATGACCGCATCCAACGCCCGCCTGCGCTCGATCAGGAACAGCGCGGCAACGTCCTGCGACAGTGGCGAGAAGTCATCAAGGTTGCAGGCGGCGGCGCATTCATCCCATGTTCTGGAAAGGAACTGATACGCCCCTGCTGCCGTGGAAGTGATCGGCTTGCCGCCTAGATTCTTCGTGATCGCGCGGCGCGGATGATCGTCAAACGAGGTGAATTTATCGCCACCGAATAGCGTCTGATAGCCTGCGCCTTCGGTGTATTTGATGAGCGCTAGGAACGCCTTGACGTTGCCATTGGAAAGTAGGGAAACGTAGTCTTTCATGCTACCTCCAGCCAGACGGTTTTCCCGTCGTCTTCAGCAAGTTCGAGCTTTGCGAGTAGCACGCCGACAGTATGCTGGCATGGTATGAGGTCATCCTTGCCGCGTACGTTGCCCAAAATGACATCGCACTGGTCATCAAAGCCAATCCATCCGAAACCATGAACCTGCGGTAGAACTCTGCCGTGGCGATGCGAGACTGATGCTGTGACCTCAAATCGGCCATTTGGTAAATCCGAGCGTCCATTTGATGCCTCGCAGCGTGAGAAATACTTGTTATTGACGTACAGAATTCCCTGATCGATTGAGAGTTTCACAGCTTGACGTGATCCCTAGCCCATGCAATCACGGCCCAAACCATGCCGATGAATGAGCAGGCCCATATGACCAATCGACCAATGATTTTTGAGCCATTCAACACGGCGATAAGCTCATCAATTGAAGGCTTCACTTCGGCCTCCATCATCATGTGCGTGTCGAGTTTGCCCTTGAGTTCGGACTGATTGCCCTTGATCTCGTCTAGCGTTAAATCCTGTTTGTTCAGGCGTTGCAGGATGATTCCCATTAGTTCGTTGTCGCTCATAAGGCACCGGGCTAGTTAAGTGTCTGTGGCGTCATTTCGGCGCCGATGATGTTGTTCGACGCATCGCGCTTGATGGTGATCTGCTTCTTTACCTGGCCGGTTTGCTGGTCAAGGATGATGACCGGCTGCGGCTGCTGGCTCTGCTGCATCTGTGTGACGATGGCCGTTACATCGCGCATGATGTTGTTGCGCAGCGCCTCAAGGTCAGGTTCCTTGGCTTCCGGCTTTGCGCTCAGTTCGGCGATCTTGGCTAGCAATGGCGCGATGGATTCCGAGACGATCTGGCGCACTTCGTCGGCGTCGTCTGGTTCTTCCTTGGTTTCGAGTTGCGCGACCTTCTCAGCCAGTGCAGCGATAGCATCATTGACCGGCGACATGTCAAGCTCTGCCGTCTGCGGTTCGGCTACTTGCGCGGAAAGGTCAGCAACCTGCTGAGACAGGGAAGCAATTGATGCTTTCAGTTCGCTATCGTCGGGCTGTTCCGGCTTCTCGATTGCGGCGATGGCGTCCAACACTGGCGACAGGTCAAGCGTCTGCTGTTCAACAGGATCAACAGGATCGGCCTGAACAGGATCAATGACCGGATCGACTTCGCCCATCGTTCCAAGTGCCGGGCCTTGATCGGCAATCTTTTCCTGCTCGTCTTCCCATGTCGCATCAGGCGTGACGATGCCCCGGCGCTTCAGTTCGCCAAAGTAGGTTTCGTCGGACAATTTGCCAGCCTGATTCGACTTGAGCAGCAACTCGGCAGATGCTTCGGCAAGGTTCGCGGCGCCGAAGTCCTTGAACAGCGTCACATGCCCGCCTTCAGGCTCATTGACCCACATCGCCATGAATTGAAGACACTGGTCTAGTGAGTCCTCAAAGTCTTCAACGATGCGTTGCAGTGCGCAGCGATTCGCCTCGTTCTCTGATTGCACCTGGGTCGCAGTCACATCGCCAGGCTTCAGCACAAGCAACTCAGCGCCCGTCTGCCGCATCCGTTCCTCAAGGTCAAGGATCGATTGCCGCCCTGCCCCGATCGCTGCGCCTGAATGCTCGACGAACTTCATTTCGCCACCCTGCGGAATCTTGACGGCGTTCTTTGCGCCAACTGTGATTTGCGTATCGGTGTCTGCGCCGATGATGGCAAGAATTGGAACGCGGGCGACGTGGAGGATGGTTTGCTGATCGCTGCACGATTGCCAGTGTTCGACGTTCTGGTAGGCCAGTTCGATTAGCGGCGCCTCTCCTACTCCGGTCGATTTGCGGATGCCGTAAAAGAAGACGAACGGGATTTCGTTGATCGTCGTCGTGCCTTCGTCAAACAGGAACCACTCGTCTTTGTTCTCGACCTTGCGCCATACCTGCCACTGGCCACGCGATAGAACGCGGACCTGCTCGATTGATTGTTCGCCAAAGTCGCCTACGTATTCCGTGACGGTTTCAAGCAAGCGAACCTGAATCAGCTTTTCAGCGCCGGAGATGCGCTCAGTGCGCCAGCCTAGAACCGTACCCGGAGCGTAACGGGTGAAGTACGGACGAACTCCGGTAGCCTTCTCGTCAGCCTGCGTCTTGATGCCATTGGCCGGCGGATAATCGACCAATACACCGGAAACGCCATAGTCGATACAGTCGCGCAATAGTTGCGAGCTGAATACATGCAGGTTATGGCCTTGCAGGTCGCAATCATTCATCCAATCGACAATGCGCGGAGGAACATCTTCCTGCAACGCTACGGGCTTGCTGAATGGCTTTGATGCCAGGACTTCAGCAGTACGCGAGAACGCCGGATACAGCGTGGCAATAGCAATGCGAGTGTTGTAGCTGTCCTGTTCCTCGTTCGGCCATTTCGGGAGGAATGTTTCTCCCGCTTCGCGCATCGTCGCCGTGCCACCGAGCAGCGCGGTAATCAAAGGCCAATGGCGACTTTGTGCCACAACCGAGGCAGATTGTTCGCGTACTGAATTGTTCATATTGGCCCTGAAATGAAAAACCCGCCGGAGCGGGTTAGTTGTGTTTATTCGCGTTAAACGCGTAGTGGCTGAATGGTCGCAATACGTTTTATGACCGGCCATTCGACATCAATGCAGTAACCGATGGCAGTCGTAATGTGCTGATACTTGTTCCGTTGGTCTTCCTGAAAGGTTGATCCTTCCTGAAGCTGAACGGTTGATAGTCCTTTGTCGCACCATTTGGCAGTCACTGGATTGACGAATAACCGTCTGTTTCCATCTGCCGTGCAGATCATCGCCCTGACCGAGTTCTGTCTATCCTTGATAGATGGATGCGCCGGCTTTACCTTGCGCGTGAATGTCCAACCATTCGCCTTTAGAACCGACTCAATATCAACGTAGTCGCTCGCGTGTCCGTGCTTCTCGCCAGCTTGCCCTGCCGGGTCGCCATAGATCAACACATGCTTGTTCTGATGGTCTTTGAACTTATCGACGAACTCTATGGCCGACTGCTTCGATACGGCGCTGGTCAATACGATTTCATCAAGCAGCATCAGCGACATGCCATCATTGCGCCGAACGCCTACCGCAGACGATAGCGGCGTAAAGTTCTGGTCATGCATCCATAGCAGTTGTTCGTGCGGCTCGATTACTGCATCGGTGTGGTTGTCAGTGCTGTAGTCTTCATAAATCCGCCCAGTTGCACCAACGAAATCGGCTTCGTATTCCTGCTTGTATTGCCGCATTGACATATGCCGCTTGGCAGCAGCAATAGTCTCGGCAGGAAGAATTTCAGAGCTTTTCCAGTGGTAACACTTCCACTCCGGATCATTGGCCGTTTCAGCATACTTAGCCATGTCGTAATAATGGTTAAGGCCATCAGGAACGCCAATCAGCCAACACCATGCGCGATATTCCGGGCGCGTCGGGTTGAACGTATCCAATGCGGGCCGGATGTTCGCTTCCCATGCGTCAGGCTTGACGTCTGCAATCTCGTCAATGACGCCGCCAGTCCAGAGAATTCCCTCAATGCGCTCCGGCTTGTCCAAACCAATCAGATGAACCTCTGACCCGTTATCCATGTAGATAATCAGATCGGTTTCGGATGGCGCTTTCTTCTGCAAGCTGCACAGACATAACT